GCGGAGTGCCGTCCACCTTCACCTGGACGACCGTGTTCACGGGCACGGGCAGCACGGTCTCGGAGATCCGCGTGCACGAGCAGCTCCCCTCGCACGAGCCGCACCCGAGCGGGAACCAGTACCGGTAGTCGCTCCAGACGAAGTTGCCCTGCGCCGTCCGGTCCCACTGGCTCCAGCCCAGCGGGAAGTCCGTGTAGCAATCCCGGCGGCACGGTCGCAGCGTCGCCTGGCAGGTGCCGAAGCGCCGGCCCGACAAGGACCAGAGCACGCGGGTCGCCGCGTTCACGGCGTAGCCCGTCAGGGCCGGGGACGCGGTGAGCACCTCGTCGCAGGTCCAATAAGGAACCCAGTCGGAGCAGGGTCCGACGTCGAGAGCCATGGCCATCCCTCAGTTCGTTGCGTTGATATTGACCTGGAAACCGACGTACGGAGCATTCGCCGTCGCGACGGCGCTTGCCGGGAAACTGGTCGGCATGGCGGTCGTCGCCTGCCCGGTGAGTTTGTAACCGTTGGGAATTGTCGCGAGGGTCATCGCCCCCAGGGCACCGGTTGTCGTCGTGTTGGACATGACGCCGTTCGGCCCCTGGATGGACCGCAGGACCACCGGGGTACCGATGGTCACGATCAGCAGGCCGATCCAGTACAGGCCCGGGTCCATGACTGTCTGGAACGACCCGTTGCCCGACGTCGGACTGAATACCGCACCTGCGGCTATCCCGGTGGACAGGGCGCCGCTCGCGGCCGTGGGCTCGGCAACGAGTTCTCCGGGGTACGCGTCCCAGCCGACATCGTCATAGATCCCCCAGCGGACGGAGCCGGCGGCTGCCACGGTCGTGGCCAGTTCGAGGGCAAGGCGGTTCCAGAATTCACGGGCCTCGGTCACCTGAACCGGGATGGCCCACAGGTCTCCGACGACAATGGTCGCGGCTGTGGTGGCGGCCGGGGGCGGCACGTTGTCCGCCGTGTACCACAGGCCCGACCGGCGGGGACGGCGGGTTCCGCCCGCCCGGGGCGCTGGGACGTTCAGGTTCCGGGTCTGGCTGGCCGAGGTGGGAGACAGGCGCTTGCGCGCGGCCTGGATGGCGTCCACGATGGCTGCCGCCCCGTACTCGTTGGGGTGCAGGCTGTCGCTGGCCAGGAGGGTGGCGTCCTTGCTCACCACGGAGTCCATGTCGGCTATCTGGACCATGCCGTCGAACTCGGCCACCACCGAGGCCAGGTTGCTGTTCAGGTCGAGGACGTCCTGGTCCCGGCTGGCTTCGGTCCCGGTCCAGCTGGGGTAATTGGCCGTATAGCCTGCTGCTGGGAGGCGGGCCGTGTTGCAGCAGACGACCGGTGCCGGGTACTTGGACTCCAGCCCCCAGTAGTCGAACATCACCGCTCCGCCGGCGTCGAGCGTGTTCACCGTGCCAGTGATGGTTTGCCCGGCGTTGGCGGAAGTGAGACCGGAGAAGCGGACGGTGACCGGGCAATGACTCACGGCCGAACTGGGCAGGATGTTGCTCGTGCTCGTGGTACCGGAGACGCCGGCCGTGCCGCCCCAGGTGACGATGCCCCCGGACACGCCCCCGGCTCCGACCAGGCAGACCGACACGACCTCGCCGTTGTAGTCGCTCGGCAGGGTGAGGGTGAAGTTGGCGTTCGTGGTCGCGGTGCACCAGTGCGCGCTGTCCCCCGAGGTGTAGCCGACGGCGGCGACAGCCCCGAACCCGGCGCCGTAGCTGGTCCGGGTGCCAACCTGGAAGCCGTTCTCATAGATGACCGCCATGCGCCAGCGGCTGATACAGGTCCGCATGGCATGCGCGTACGCGGTCTTGAACTGGGTCGTGAACCCGGCCAGGCCGAGGTCGTTGATGCCCCAGCAGAACAGGGCCGCGCCCCCGTCCGCCGTGTACGGAGCGCCGCGCTGCGGCTTCTTGGCTCCGTTGAAGAACCGTCGGAAGCCCCCGGTGCTCGCGCCCTCGATGCAGGCCCGGCTGCCGTTCACGGCCCAGTTGCGGCGGTTGGTGGCTTCGGTGTCCATGGAGGCGAAGAACAGGGCGTCCGCTCGGCCGTTCTGAGTGTAGGTGCCGAAGGCGTACTGCATGTAGCTGTGCCCGAACACGGCCCAGAAATCGGGCACCTGCGCAGTCTGCGCCGGGGAGACAGGCATCAGGTCTCCGTTCCGAGGGTGAAGTTGACGGTGCCCGTACCGGCGGAGGCGCCCACAGCTGAGACGGCCATCGGCACCCACTCCTCCGGGACATCCCAGCGGTCCCCCGAGTCGAGGTACCAGTCCGCGTTCGCGGTCGTCACGGTCGCTGCATTGGTGAACTGGAGGTAGACCCGGACGGACGAGGCGTTGTAGATCAGCAGGCCGACCCGGGCCTCGTCCGCTGCGATCAGGGCCGCTGCCGTGGTGACCGGAGTCCAGGTGACCGGAGTGCGGGTGTCCGCGCGCACCGTACGGACAATCTGCTGCCAGCCGCCGTCGCCTACCTGGTGGGCGTCGATGGACACTCCGGAGCCCGGGGTGACGGGTACCTGTCCGTGTGCCATGGCCGTCTCCTAGATGCTCGGGGCCGCGCCGACGGACACGGCGACGTCGAAGAGAAGGTCCACCGAGGCGAAGCGGATCACATTGTTCCCGGTCCAGAACTGCGCCCGGTAGTGCCCGGCGGTCGCGAACTCCGCCCCGGTGAAGGTGTACGTCACCTTCCCGTTCGCCGAATCGCTCACGGTGGCGTTGGCGACGGTGGCCGTGCCGTCGTGCTCCTGGTAGCTGAACTTGGCCGAGTAGCCGAGCAGGTTGATCGCGTTCCCGTCACTGTCGAGGAACTGATAGGTGAGGGGTGCCTGCTTCTCGCCCTGGACGTAGGGACCGATGGTGAGACTCATGTCTCCCTCCCCTTGATCATACTGTCGGGCTCCTGCCCTGATCGTGAAGATACCGGCTCCTTGCCCTTCAGCCTCGCTGAGGGCTCCCGGCCGGACAGCAGGGCGTCGGGCTCCTTGCCCCTGGCCGTGCTCACGGGCTCACGACCGGAGACGGTCCGGCCGTGGGCCGCCTGCGGGACGGTGACCGTGGGCCCGTATGCGGTCAGGGTCAGGGCAACCGGTCCGGGCAGGGCGCCGAGACCGGCGGCCGGGCTCCAGGCGGTCAGGGCGAGAGCAGCGGTTCCCGGGACAGAGGCCAGGGCCGTGGACGCCCCGGCGGCCGTCAGGGTAACGGTGGCCGCGCCCGGTGTCGCAGTCCCGGAGAAGGCTGCTGAGGGGTTCTGCGCCGTCAGGGTGAAGGCCGCCGTGCCCGTACTGATGACCAGGGCGGTAGACGGCCCCTGTGCGGTGACCGAGACAGCCGCCGTGCCCGCGAGCACGGTCATGTCCCCGGTGACGATTCCCTGCGACGCGCCGGCCCAGGGCTGCATCCCGCCGAGCACGTCGTCCGGGGTGAGCAGCAGGACGGGCAGCGCCTGCGGGTCCTCCAGGGTGGAGGTCGTGGCGCTCTGCCCGAGGAGGGTGACCGGGGCCGTACCCGGCAGGGCGCCGAGTCCGGGCACGTCCTGCTGCACGCTCGTCGTGACCGAGGCCGTGCCGGGCAGCGCACTCAGGCCGGCGGCCGGAGCTTGAGCGGCCAGAAAGACGGTGCCTGTGCCCGGAAGCGCGGACAGCGCGACGGAAGGGGTCTGTGCCGTCAGGGTGAGGGCGCCTGTGCCCGGGAGCGCGCCGAGAGAGACGACCGGACCCTGTCCGGTGAGCGTGACCGAGCCCGTGCCCGGCAGAGCGCCGAGACCGGCAGCCGGTGCGAGCGCGAGCAGGCTGACCGAAGCGATCCCGGCCGTGGCCGTGGTCGCACCCGGGGTGGTGCTGTCCGGGGCACCGGACCAGGGCTGCATGCCCCCGAGCACATCGTCCGGCAGGAAGAGCAGGGGAGAGGAGTCGTAGACCCCCTCGGTGCTGACCGTGCTCGCGCTCAGGGCGGTGAGGCTGACCGGGGCATTGCCCGGGAAGGTCCCCAGGGCCGTGGTCTCCTGCTGCACGGTCGTCGTCACTGAGGCCGTACCGGGCAGCGCGCTCAGGGAGGCCGTGGCATTCAACCCGGTGAGGGATACTGAAGCCATGCCGGGGAGTGCGGAGACAGCGGCCGTCGGCCCCTGAGCGCTCAGGGCGATGGACGTGCTCCCCGGCTGTCCAGTCAGCCCGGCTGCGGCCTGCTGCCCGGCCAGGGTGACCGAGCCCGTACCCGGGAAGGAACTCAGCCCGGTCACGGCAGTCAGGCCCGCGAACGTGACCGAGGCGACTCCCGCTGTGGCGACCGTGGCAGCGGCAGAGACCGAATCCGGCGCGCCGTTCCAGGGCTGCATGCCGCCGGTTACGTCGTCCGGGGTGAGCAGCTGACCCAGGGGCGCGGCGTCGTTGAACGTGGTGACAGTGGCGCCCTGGCCGGATTCACTGGTCAGCGCGAGCAGCAGGCGCAGCCGGGTGGACGGAGTGAGGAAGGTGACTGAGGCCACGCCCGCGTTCACGATCACGTTGTGGATGCCGTCCGGCGCACCGGTCCAGGGGGCGAGCGAGACCGGGTCGGACCCCGGCAGGAACAGCCGTCCGGCTTCTGCCGCGAGCGGAGAGCCGAAGAACATGACGTCGAAGAACACGACGTCCGCCGCTGCCAGGCCGCTCGTGGTCTGGAGGTAGCAGCGCGCGAGCCCGGACAGAGCAGGAGTGATGCCCCCGCCCGTGATCTTTGTCCAGGTGTTGACAGGGACTTCCTGGCCGGGGGAGTTGACCGAGCTGACGAAGGTGGTGTTGTTGGCCTGGTAGAAGTCCAAGTTCGCGTTGAAGATCGCTCTCTTCGGGCTGAACACGAAGTAGCTGTACTCGTACGCGGTACCCGGCCGGACCACCGGGAGGTCGACCGTAGTCACCAGTCCGCCGAGCGCGCCCGCTGTACCTGCGTTGGCGGTGCTGGCTGCGGAGTGGGTGCCCTCGAAGGCCTGCGTCGTGGACTGGACGATGCCCGAGGAGACGGAGAGGAACGAGGCCCAGCCGCCGATGGACGTCTCGACGGACTGGTTGTTCTCGCTGAGGAGGTTACCCGGGATCAGCGCCACGGGGTCACCCCCTCAGAGTCGGTCGGAATCAGCCGATCAGTTCGACGCTGAAGTGGTGGCAGGTCAGGGTGTTCGAGGCGGAGCTGGTACCCCACTGGGCACCGACGGTGAGCTGCTTGGCCGTGGTGGTGTCGATGGTGACCGTGGCGAGGGCCGTGATCGGGAGAGGGACTACTCCAACCGCTGCCACCGTTGTGCCTCGGAGTTCGAAGCCATGGCCCATGATCGTGCCCGCTGTGCCGGTGGACCGCACCCGGCCCTCCCACTCGATCCGCCACGGGACGTTGGTCACGCCCGAGGCAGTGGCAGTCGCACCGGTCGCGGCCAGGGCCGTACCGGCTACTGCTCCGTAGTAGAAGCCTTCCAGAAGCGTCGGGGCGCCAGTGGTGGAGAACACACCGAACGCCATCAGCCGGAGCACTTGGCCGACATCGAGCAGGTTCGCGGGCAGCACGATCTGAGGCGCCGGGGAGACATCAGTCAGTGTGACCGAGGTGTTGTAGGCCGTGCCAGCCGTGACGTTCAGCGGCGGAACCGGCGCCACATAGAGAGTGCGTGCCATTTTGCTGCCCTCCTAACTTAAGCGTTTATGCAGGTCAGCTACACTGTTGCGATCACAATGCCTGAGGCCGAGAAACTCACCGTGAACGTCCCGGCCGTAACGGACTGGGTGCCCCCGAAGTACAGGAAGCACATGCCCTGCTTGGCTACCGTGACGGCCGAGATGTCGTTGTCGTAGATCATGCACCCGCCGACGTCCGCCATGGTGATAGAAGCCACGCCGACAAGGTCCGCCGCGTCCAAGGTGATCGTGCCCGCACTCGCGGCGTTGGTCTTAGAAGCCAGGGCCCGGCCGCCCGCGACCCACTCGGACGAACCCGTCTTCTCGTTGCCCGTGGTCCAGACTCCGGTGTTGTACCCAGTGGACCCGACGACCGCATTACGGTCCGGGGTAAGGCCGGTGAACACGAACAGGGCGCAGTTCATGACATTGGTCGTGAACCCCGTGTACCCGGTTGGTTGGCCGGTCGTGCCGTTGAAGAGCGGGTTCTTCACCCACTCCTGGAAGACCCTGCTGTCGGCCCAGGCCATGTCACATCATCCCTTCAGCGGACCAGACCGCAGTCGGTGCCAGGACGACGATGTCATTCGATCCGTCCGGCCGGTCGGTGATGACGGACTGCACGGGCCGCCCGTTCGCGTCCCTCTGGACGAGCTGGCCGCCCTCGTAGTCCTCCCGCTCCACGGCACGCACCCGCACCTGGCTGCCCTCCGCCACCAGGGGCGAGGTGAGGCCCCCGAGCGCCGGGCAGGAGTGGAAGCGGTTGGGTACGGCGCCGGGCGTCCGGTCCCGGACCGGGCACCCGTTGGCGCAGACCCACACGGTGGGCGGGAGGAGGACGGCCATGACCACCTACGTGAGGGTTGTCGGGTTGCAGGCGGGGGACGGAGGCGCCGTAGTGGTGACGTTCCAGAGCCAGTGCTCCCCGGTGCCGAGTGTCTCACTCGTGGGCAGCCAGCTGGTCCCGGTGCCTGGACCGTTGAGCCAGCCCGTAACGGCCGTCGTACTCCCCGGCTGGGACTCGCTGATCACCTGGAAGGTGGACCGGCCGTTCTGGATGGAGTATCCGCCGATTTTCGTCGCACCGAGGTTGGGCCAGGCGTTGTAGATGTAGCGCTGCGCCCCGGTGGGGTCGCAGGCGCCGGAACCCGCCACCTTCTGCCAGACCTCCAGGGAGTACCGGTTGGACGGCGCCCCCTCGGCGAAGGCGAAGCCGAAGCCCGTCACGCCGGCTGCGTTGGCGGTCAGCTCACGCGCGCTCGCCATGAAGGCAAACGCGGTCGTGTTGACCTCACAGAAGTCGATCGTGCACAGGAACCGCTTGAGGATCGGGTCATCCTTCTGATTCACGCAGATGGTGCCGTCCGCCGTGCGCTCGAAGAACTCGGTCCCGTCCTCGTACTGCGGCTCGTTGTTCACCTGCACGAAGCCCTTGGTCACCACGACCAGGGACGTGGCGCCGGTCACGGGAATGCCACAGGCGTCCACCCGGACGACCCTGATGTGCGTTCCCTTGATCGGGGTAGCGCACTGGGAGACTGTCGAAACCACTGTTCACCCCTTACACGGGAACGCCGAGTGTCGTCAGCGCTGCGAGGTGGCAGCACTCGAACCCGAACAGATAGGTGCGCGAGGCGATCATCCTGACCGTGTTCTCCGCGCGATCGAAGGTGCCCGGGAACTCCCGGACGTAGACCCCGCTCCGGAAGCCGAACACGGCCCCGGTGGCGTAGATCCAGGTGGTGCCTTCCGCCGGCGCAGCCCCGGCCGGGGACGAGCCGGTGTACCCCACCCCGGGGACGACCAGGTTCCCCGCGAGCGTGCGCAGGGGACCGTTCGGTGTCTCGGGCAGGATGAGCATCCGGCTCGTGAAGGTCGGCAGGGCCGAGTACGGGATGTGGATGACGCCCTGGCCGCCGTAGCAGCTCGCCAGGCTGGACTCCAGCCGTCCGAGCATCACGGCCGGGTCGTCGTTCCCGCTGCCGCCCGTGATGGCGGGGCTGGCCGCCGTCTGGAGCCGGATGCCCTGCGGGTCGTCGAGAGTGGTGGCGGAGGTCAGGTGGGGCCAGACCGTGGTCTGTCCGGTGCCCGGCGGAGTGCCGGTGTACCCGGCCGTCCCGGTCCAGAAGGCCCGGGTGACCAGGTAGGCCTCCATCTTGGACAGGGCTTCTTCGGCCTTGTCCTGCTGGATGTCCTGGCCCACCGGGGAGCAGTCGAACTCCGCCTGCACGGTGAAGGCGGTCGCGCCCCGGCTGGTCTGGCTCACGTTGCTGGCCATGGAACCCTGTGCGGCGGGGGTGCCGCCGGTACCGGTGACGGCGAGGCACTCGTCGTACAGGGTGCCTCCGCCGCCGCAGCGCTCGATCCAGGTGACGCCCTGCTGCCAGTGCGGCCCGGTCTCCGTCTCGGACGGGTGCTGTGCCGCGTCCCACAGGAAGTTCGGGAGCGGGGTGAACCCGGGCCCCGAGATGATCTGCCTGAAGCCTGCCACGGCTCACCCTCCCTTCTTTCTCAGGCTGCGACGACAGTGAGCGTTACCGCTGCACCGCTTCCGATGTGAGCCGTGCAATTGCCTCGGAGATACCGGACGTGAGGCGTACCGCTGATGCGCCCCGATGCCGTAGAGGCTCCCGACACTTGCGGGTCTATGAGAGAGAACCAGTGGGAGCCCTCGTGAGAGCCCTCTACTTTGACGGTTGACTGCCCTGCACCCCCGGCAGTCGACCAAGCCACGTAGGAGAACGTGTCCAGAGGGGCCCCTAGATCAACAGTGCTTCCTGCGCCCGTGGAGGTGACCGCATCGAGCAGCGTCGCAGGCGCCCTTGCACATCCCATAGCTTGACCTCCCGATCAGCTGAAGAGGTCTAATCAGACCTTGACGCCAGTAACCCCAGCAGCGACGTTGCCGCCGACGTTGAAGTCCACGGTGTAGAGGCGCGAGGCGTGACCGACCTGAGCAATGAGGTGGCACTCCTCCGCCCACAGCGCGGTGAAGTCGTTCTCCGCGTTGAGGACCGAGTCCCGGATGACCCCGAGGTCCAGCTGAAGGCCCGTGCCGTGAAGGAACGTGCCCGCCGCGTAGAGCATGAAGTTGACCGTGGTGGGCCAGGCGAGCTGGACCGTGGAGCTGCCCAGAAGGCTGGTCGTGCTACGCACCTGCCAGTCCGAGACGAACTGGGCCCGGATGTTGCGCGCCGAGAACAGGCCCTGGATCTGCGCATCCGCTACGGCGTACAGGCCCATGTCGTTGATCCCGGGCTTGTATCCCAGGTCGGACCGCATGACCTCCAGGACCCAGTTCGGATAGACCACTTCGAGGACGTCGTCCTCGCCCATGGCGTATCGGTTGCGGTAGTCGGTCGCTGCCAGGGCCGCCGCGTTGATGATTCGGGGGACGACCGCCTGGGCCGCAGCCGTTGCGATGGTGTTCGCGCCACCGGACGCCGTGACCATCAGGCCGATGAGCCGGGCATTGATCGCATGGGCGTACGCGGCCCGGAGCAGCCGGATGAAGTTCTGGGTGGCTTCGGGATAGGCGTCGTCCGTGAGGTTGCCCGCCGTGAGGCTGATGCCGTAGCACTCCAGGCGGTTCTCGCTGAAGGTCGGGCAGGGCACTCGGAGCACGGGCTTGTTGACGGAGCCTGTGACGGTGAGCTGGTCGTCCGTCTCGGACCACAGCCACGGGTCGGTCGCGTTGCTCATGGAGAACGCGAAGCCACCGAAGCCGGACGCCGGGCTGGAGCCGCCCGCCTGGAAGAACACGTCACCGATGGCGGGGCTGACGGGGAAGCGGATACCGCCCCGGCTGACGCCCACGGTCGGGAGATCGATCATCCGGGGCGCGGCGGAGGCGATGTTGAAGAAGTCGTACTTCAGCTCGGATGGGGCGCACCAGCCACCCGCCGCCACCAGGGCCTCTGCACTGCCCTGGCCCTCCAGCATGGAGCGCCACAGCTCCTCGACGACGGCCGGGTTGGTCCGCTCGTCGATGGTGTGGTCGAAGGTGTTGCGCGCGCTCGCGACGAGGTGACGCGGGGCTCCGCTGCCGTCCCGGGTGACCGGAAGTGCCTTGGCCTTGCGCTGGAAGGCTTCGCCGAGCGCGCGGAGGTCGGGCAGGTCGGTGCCGTGGGCCACGCCGGGAATGTCGATGGACGCGGTGACCGCGTTCGGCGTGCGCTCGGGGACCTTGGGCGCGGGGGCGTGCTGCTGCGTGGCGGAGAGGGACGCGAAGTTCCGCTGTGCCAGGGCCAGCTTGTTCTTGTCGTCCCCGAACAGGGCGAGGGCTACACCCTGGGCCGTGGCCTGGGCGATGGACTCGACCGAGAGGTCCGTGTGCGTGTCGGCCGCCGTTGCGGCCGTGCCGCTGCCGCCCTCGGGGCCGTGGACACGGGCGCGGGTGGCTGCGAGCTGACGCTGCTGCTCCTGCTGCGCGAGGGTGGCCGCTTCGGCCTCACGGGTCGCCCGGACCCGCAGTTCGGCCCGGATGCGGTCCAGGTCGCCGGCGAGGTTCTCGGTGTAGGTGAGGTCTGCGGGGGTGTGCTGCTCCAGGCCCATGACGCGGTCGAACTCGGCGACCGCCTCCGTCTCCAGGGTCTGAAGGCGCTCGACCTGCTCCAGGGTGAGGTCGGCTGGTGCTGCGAAAAGCTCAGGCTCCGGCACTGTAACCTCCGTGGGTCCAGCCGAGCGATCATGTCGAGCGGACCGTAGCAGACAAAAGAGGACCGGCCAAAAGATCGAAATCTTTTAACCGGTCCATCGAATCCCTGGTCAGGAACCGTTCTCTCCTCCGGGGCCCGGCGGAGCCGGGGGCGGAGGGGGCGGAGGCTGGTTACAGCCGCACATACTGATCACTCCCCTCAGAACTCGCGGTAACGGAGGATACGGCTTCCGAACTGCCACCACGAGCACCGGACGAGACGCTCGTCCGGCACGGTGCGGTACTCGGTACGGTGATACATGGCTACCTCTTCCGGTGCACTCGCTCGGCCAGTTTGACGAGGACCCTGCGGTACGCCCACTGATCCAGGTCGTCTTCCGTCATGCTCTCACGGAGATCGGGCATGCCCGCAGCGACCAGGGCCAGCTGCCGGCCGGAGGTGTACTTGGTGCGCAGCTTCGGCACCGGGAAGCCCGGCACGTTGACGGCGAGCAGGCCGACGAGGCGGAGCTTGCCCCCGATGCTGCGCCAGTCGCCCGAGACCTGTCCGCTCGCGCGCAGCTCGTGGATACGGGCCGGGTCGGTACCGGGGCGGATCGACCCGGCGACCCAGATGCCGTGCGCGTCGTTGCCGACGGAGACATCGGCCACGGCGGAGCCCGTGTTGTCGTAGTGGTCGCTGGCCTGCCGGTGGCCGTAGTCCAGCGGCGCGTGTCCGGTCCCGAGGGTGATCTGCCCGACCGAGGCCTGCTCGCCGTCGTCCAGCAGGACCGACCCGGTCATGAAGTACGGGTGGTCGTCCTCCTGGGGCGGAGTGACGCAGACTCCGGCCTGGCCGATGTGGCAGGTGCCCCACAGGGCTGCGTGCCCGTACACCCGGCCGTCGGCCGAGACGGTGATACCCGTGGGCACGGACAGATCCGGGTTGCGGAACCAGTCCGCCGGAGGCTGCACGGGCGGGGCGAGCGCCAGGTGGGTTCGCGGTGCCTGGCTCGCACGCAGCGCACCGATCGGCTCCCCGCCGGCGGTGATGGCACCGTCCGGACCGAGCAGCGCGATGTACGCCTCGGCGAAGGCCGGGATGTCCACCAGGGTCGCGGCCCGGATGCGCCCCTTGTGGAACACGACTTTCTCCGGGGCGGCGAACAGCTGCGCGAAGGGATCCGCCTCCCCCTCGCCGTCGGGGTCGGTCTCGGCGTAGATCAGTTCCATGTCCGCGTCCTTGACGGAGTCGACGTCGACCGACACGCCCCGCAGGAACTTGCCCTCGATCTTCTTCTGAGCCGCCTGGCCGTTGTCGTCCCCGAGGTCGAGCACACCCTCACCCATGATGAGGCCGGAGTCCTCGCGCCAGATCTTGTCGATCCGGCCGACGTTGACGGCCTTCGTCCTCGCCTCGCCGCCGTGCGAGTCCTCGATGTTCCAGCGCAGCGGGAGCGGGAGGTCGGCCCAGGTGAGCGAGCCTGTGTCGAACTGCCGACCGTCGCCGGTCTCGATGCCCTCCACGGTCAAAGGACCCCGCCAGGGGGCCGTGGTGTCGCTGACCTGAACGGCCATCTGCTGCATCTCAGCGCACTTGCCGGTCGTCTTGTCCATCTCCATGCCGGGAGGGCAGTCCCCCTTGGCGAGAGTCTCCACGTCGTCCTCCTCCAGCTGTCCGGGAAGCTTCTTCTGGGGAGGCTCGCAGTCGCCGCCCTTGACCCTGCGGGTGCCCGGAGGGCAGGTGGACTCGAACTCCACGACCTCGTATCCGTCCTCCACGCCGAAGGTCTCGATCTCCGTCTCCGTCGCCGCGATCGAGTCCGGGGGCTTCTCCCCGAGGGTCCGGTAGTGCCCCCGCAGGTGCGCCTTCGCGCGGGCGACGGCCTCCGGGCTGTGTCCGGACAGGGAATCCACCCGCTGCGCCGCCGCGTGGACGCCGTCCTTGTTCAGGGCGCCTCCGGGCTCGTGGTGCGGAAGGAAGCAACTCTCCTTGGCGGTGCCGCCCGGGTCGCAGCCCGCTGCGGCCTTGCGGTACTCGGGGTCGGTGAACCGGGCCGCACTTCCGTTCCAGCCCAGGGTCTCTACTTCGCCCTGGAAGTGCCCCTCGTCCGCGTACTGGTTCTCGTCCAGCCGCTTGTCCTTCTTGGTGCCCTTGGAGGGCTTGCCCTTTTTGAGGGCTTCAGTCGTCACCGGTTCCTCCTCGGGCTGATCTTCTGCGCGCATGGTAGCCGCCGATGCGGTCTGAGCCTCGTCGTCCGAGGGAGAGGAGTCCGACCGGTGGTCCATCACTACATCTCCCGGGCCCCAGGACCCCCTGCGCTGAACCTCTGTCTCAGCCATGGACAATCTCCAGTTCATACCCGGTGGGACGAGGAGGCTCTGCGCGGATGATCCCTACCACGCGGTATTTGGTGCCCGGAGCGAGGATGGTCTCCTCCTCCATGTCCGACTTTCCGACACTGGCGACCCGGAGACCCTGAGTCCCCTTCGGTGCACGGATGGAGACGATCCCGCCTCCACGGTCTGAGAACACCGACTCCGCCACCCACTTACTGGACGAGACACTGGTAAAGCCCTTGTCGTGGAACTCATCCCCGATCTGCATTGGAGGGAGGGCGGCCTTGGTTCCGCGCCAGTACGTCTCCTCTTTAGCACTGGGCTCCTGGACCGCTACCAGGTCGTTGAGTACAGCGATCCGGTGCTTGACCTCGTCCGGGTTCCCGCCCCCGGGCGTCTGCCGGTGACGGAGCCATTCGTTGACGTCCTGTGAATCCAGGAGGTATTTGCGCAGTCCCTCACTGTGGGCCTCTTCACTGAAGCGGCTACTCCCTAGGAGACCTCCGTTCGAGTGCTTCGTTCGCCCCGTCCGCTTCTTGCCTACCCCGGGGTGGAGCAGGGGGTATCCCGGGTTGCCGATCGACCCGTGAAAAGGGACCTCATCACCGGCAGCCGTGACCGGCTCCGTCTCCTCCGGAGCCCAGCGAGCCACGATGAGCCCCCGGCAGCTGTGCCCGTAGCGGGGGCCGACGCAGTCCTTGTAACCCATGACCGGGTACGCCTTGATGGCCCGCTCCAGGTCACCGAACTGCTCCCCGTCCACGGCACGGCACGGACCGCAGGTGTTCCTGTCGAGCATCTCGCTCGCGTAGTAGGCACCGGGCGGGGCAGCGCGCAGCACCGCCTCCCGGCCGGCGGTCTGGGCCGTACTCATGGCCGTGCCGACCGGTCCCTTGAGCAGACCGTCCTGTGCGTCGGCCAGGGCCCGGTCCACCTCGGTCGCGATGGTCTCCGGCGAGGCGTCCCGGGCGAACAGGCCGGTGACGGTCCGCTTGGCCGTCTGGACGACGGAGGAGGACAGCAGGTCGGCCGTCATCTGCGCGACGGAGCGCAGCAGCTTCCGGCCGCCGACGGCCGCCGTGACCGTGTCGTCCGGCAGGCTCCAGTCCGGCACGGTGACGCCCTGCTTCTCCGCCTGCCGGGCCAGGGACTGGCCCGCCCGGTGCGCGAGACCGAGCATGGCCTCGGAAAGGATCTCGGCTGCCGCGTCCGGGTCGGCTGTCAGGCCGGTCAGCTCGTCCGGGGTGTCGATGCCTGCCTTGATCTGGTCCGAGATCTCCGCCCGCCAGACCGAGAAGACCTGGATCAGGCGCCCGTCCGCCAAGGCGACCGCGTTCTCCCACTGAGCGTTGTGCTCGGCGAAGTCGGTCCCGTCCTCATGGGGCAGAATGTCCCGGCGCAGTGCGCTGGCCGTGAGCGCCTCACCCTTGAGCGGGATGTCCCGGTCGTCGTCCCCGAAGCTGAGCCGTATCCGGTCGAAGGTGACCGGGCCGAGTCCCTTCTCCAGACGGCGGACGAGGGTGAGGTCGTCCGTGTACGCGGCGCAGATGTGCGCGACCCAGGGACTGTGCTGTTCGGGGAGAAGCTCCCCGGCAACGTCCTCCGCCGCCGCGTAGACCATGGCGCGCACCTTGGCCAAGCCGGGTCCTTCCGCGTCCGGACCGTCCCCCACGGACCACACCCAGCTCGGCTTCTCGCCGTCCCCGTTCCAGTGAGCGACGCCGAAGATCTTGGACTGGACCGGGCCGAGCCCCTGCGTGTACGCCTGGACGGCGGCTTCCATTTCGTCCCGGTCGGCCGGAGTGAACACGGAGCCGTCGT